GTTTATTCACCCGCGCCTGGTCCTTCGATCTTCAAGACAGCAGACGATGAATTCCGTGTGGAAATCTCACATGCTGACGTGAAGGGGCGTCGTGAGCGGCACTTCATCCGCCTTACTCAACGTAAGGTGGCTGCTGATCCGCTGACGCCGGCGACGAACGTCGAGTCGAAAGCCAGTGTTTACCTTGTTCTGGATAATCCAGTCAATGGCTACTCTGACACCGAACTCGGTTACCTGATGAAGGCTTTGAACGATTATCTCGTTCTGAGCACTAATCCGGCAAAGTTCATCGGCGGTGAGGCTTAATCACCTCACTTCCTGCAGGGGGAGCAATCCCCCTGCATGTTCACATACGCGCGATAGTAGGAGGGTCGTAGTACTGTAATACCAACCTTATGAGGGTAGTATGAAAAGTACAGAGCTGCTCCTATTAGAATCGATCCTGACTGATGTTGGGATCATGTGTAACACCTCCGTCGACAGAGATATCGAAGTTTTGATATCTCGGGTCGAACACGAGGGATCGTCATTTATGACGATCACTCTTCCTAATTTTGGGAAAGCGTTCTTTCGCTGTCTTGAATTAGGTTACTGCGATCCATCACTCTTTCCTGGATTTTCTTTTTGTCCTGGATCGAGTGCAAGAATCCCTAAATTTCTTCAGGGTATCTTGTCGCAAGTGTTCGACGTCACAGGTGCTCTTCGCGGCAAACCTTCTGTTGAAGCTATTGATGGAGTAAGGCAGATTTGCCTTACATTCAATAAGACTAAACAGGAGTGTACTGATGAGAGGAAAGTTAATGCCCTCAATTCGTACCTTGCGTGCGAAGGTGACTTGCGTTCCTTCAGGTATAATTCGTGGCGTTATTGCGATGATTTTCGTCGCATTACTCGCCTCGTGTTTGGGCGGTTGTTCGATGACCTTGAGCGAAAGCTTTTGGCCGGAGAACTTATGCCTAAACATGGACCTGGGGCAGTCGCTGAGCGAATTGTTGGGAACGGAAAGTACCGATCCCGACAATGGACCCGACGACTTGAACGCGCCATGCCTGCCGATAATTACCTGTTCTGCAACGCAGAACACGTGTTATCTTCGGGTATGGACTTGGACCTTCTGAGAGCCGAGGACGAACAGCCCGTTAGGGTTATATTCGTTCCCAAGACTCAGAAAACTCCAAGAGTCATTGCCA